CTGAAATGACTGGAGTTCAGTATGGACAGAGTCCGATTGATGGTTTACATGATATGTATTCAGTTCCAGGATGTAGTGGTGCACCGATTTATCAACGAACATCAAAGGATGTAACCGGAGGATGGTCTGTAATTGGAATGCATCGTGCGGTGGCAGTTACGGCGGATAAAACACGACAGGCGGATTCGTATTTTATTACGCATGCTAAAATGGTGGATCAACTTACCAAACCGTTAAACTAACGGCCCCATTGTATAATTGGCCTTTATATTTGGATTGGGCCATGCCGTTTTTTGAAGATCAGTTCGATAGACGTGTTACAATGGGATTATCTGATATTTGTAAAAAGTATTTTGAGAGTGAAACGATAGTGGGGCTTTTCCCCCGTCGTGCTATGCTGGACGAAACGTCCAATGATTTTGTGTTATTTCGTGAGTATGCGAAACAGTTTGATTTTAGTGTGCCAGCAGATATCTGGCGTGTGCCTGAGTTGACAGTTCAGAAGTCCTATGAGGAAACAGCGAAGTTTTGGATTCGCAAAAATACAGGAATTGATGGAGAGATTTTAACCGCTGCGAAAGAGTTATTGCGCATACATTTGCGCACCACATATAGCGGATGTGGTTTGATGAATTCACAAGAAATACAGGCGAGTATGGTTAAGAATACTTCGCCCGGGTGGGGATATCGTAATTGGTGTCAAACAAAGAATGAAGCGTTATCGTTACCGATTTTTGATATTGGTTTTGGGTTGTTTTATGATAGTTTGTTGACCCAGAATCCTATGCCTGATCCGTTTATGGCTACGTTGAAATGGGAGTTGCGTCCTGTAGGAAAAAATCCCCGTACTTTTATGACGGGTGGATTGCATATGCATATAGCGATGGCTATGCATTGGAAGAGTCAGATGGACGCAATGGTTCGTAATAATAAAAATATATGGTCTGCTGTTGGGATATCGCAGATGCATGGTGGTTGGGATGAGTTGTATTTTCAACTCACACGTATGGGAGGAAATAAGCCGTTGTTTATTAGCGCGGATGTTTCTGGATGGGATCGAGATTTATGTCCCGAAGTTATGGAAGCAGTACGTGAAGTTACTTTTGGAATGTGGCCGAAGCACCAACGAACATTGGAAAATGAGAAACGTAATATTATGTTAGAAAGAATGAATTCATTTGGGCCTGTGGTTTTAGAAAATGGAGAAATCGTTGAAAAAGTGAAAGGTATGCCTTCGGGAACTTTCATTACGATAAAGCAAAACACAGAAGCTCATATGTTGATTGATATTTATGCATTTATTAAAATGATGGGAGATGGATGGAAAGAGCGTACTCCAATACAATTATATAATTATATATTTACAGCTATTTGGATGAAGCTGGTTGGAGATGATGAAGGAGGAGCTATTAATACGGAAAAATACCCACATTTTACCTTGAATGGATATAAGGATGCATTCGCCGATTTTGGACTCACTTTGAAGAAATGTGATGTATCTGATAAACTCGAGGATTTGGAGTTTCTCAGCTGTAGCTGGGTTCGGCGTGATGGTGTTTGGGTTGCGAAACCAAACCGGACGAAAGTCTTGTGTCAAATGGCGTACGGATCAAAATCGTTGAATCCGAAAAAATTACTACTCCGTGGATTAAGTTTGCAGCAGGGATGCTGGGCTGATCGGGAGTTGTATGCGTTTTTGAAACATTGGAACCATCAATATCATAATGATAATAAGGTGCAATTGCAAACACCGGAAGAAGGCCAAATGTCGTATACGGAAATAATGGCATGTTGGTTAACAGATGATGAAATCGCTAAATTACATTTGGGAGGGTTACAGAGTAAAACTGATATGAGTGAACTTATTACGTTCGGTACTAGTTTAATGTACGACGCCGAACAAGAAGAATTATGTACACTCACACAGCGAGTAAGTGTAAAGCAATCAAAAAATACAGAAGGTCCCCCATTATACTCACAACAGGAGAAATTGAAATTTTCTACGGTCAGTTTTGGAATTACGACTACGGGAAAAGATTTGGGTATAAATATGAGTGGAAAAGCGAAAAAAGCGGAAAAATTGGCGAAAAAGGCATTCCGAATGGCCGAAAGATCAAAAAAGAGTGGAAATGTGCGGTATACACCAGCGGAGTGGAAAAGAGCACGTAGTAATTTAGATTCGATACGTTCGAAACGAGGGATATATTTACGACCAAAAAATATGAGTCGTAGTTCGCGACGTGGTGGAATTAAGGGTGGAAAAACACGTTACTCGAATGCACCGGTTGCTCGGGGATATACTGCGAAAGGTATAAAACCTGCGGGATCTCGTGATGTAACAGTACCATTTCGTGAGCTAATTGGAGATGTG